CAGCTTGTTAGGACTTATCTTTAAATTCGCCCTTTAAGTCTCTAATAAGATCAAGGCCTGATTCGGCCATGAACCTAATAGTGTAATTGTTATCCATACCAGCATTCTGTTGAATCTGTGTTAGTAACTCTTTGATTGCGTCGCATTTTATTTTACACTCCTCTTCACTATGAATCATAGTCCCTTTCCATTATAATCTTTATTGCATTTACTTTCTCGTAAACAGGCCTTGATTTGAAATCTAAGCGTGAATAAACACTCTTCAACACCCTTTCTTTTTAATACTTCTTTATTATATAATGTTTGATAATCTATTTTGCCACTAAGTAGGCGTATGAGCCACTGTTTAATTTTTTTGATCATAAGTATATTATAACATATTTTAGGTTAATTGTAAACAAAAAAGGAGCCGAAGCTCCTTTATATTTTATCCGAGAAGGATTTTCTTATCCTTCTGAGCAAATTCCCCAAGATTTATAGTCCTTGGTTTATCCTCTTCTGGAATAATGTTCTCCAACCCAATCATTAATAGACCATCTACAATATCTGCGCCAACGACTTTAATAGTCTCAGCCAATGTAAATGAACGTGTAAAGTCTCGAGCGGATATGCCTTTATGTACATAATCCGTGGTGGTGTCTTTCAACTTTTTACCACCTTCGACTATTAATACCCCTTTTTCTAAAGTTAGGGTAATGTCATCTGATTTGAACCCAGCGACTGCAATTTCAATCAAGTAATGATTGTCATCTTTCTTTACCACATTATATGGTGGGTAGGGTTGTTGTTGTGTAGGGTTGTTTAATGATTCGAATAAATCATCAAATCCAAAGAATAGATCTCTTTGAAAGTTTGTCATATATTTCTCCTATTAAGCGAGTTAAAAGTGAGGACCTCATAGAGCATCCTCGATTGTATTATAGTTTTACATCATTTCGGATGTCATTAAAGGCTATGATTATAACTCACGCCTTTAATAAATCTGTTGGAGGCCTATTTGATAACAAGGAAGACCTGCCTAAAACCCCGTAGTAGCTTACGCCGCTAAGCGAGTAGAGGCAAAACCAGTCTGAGCACCAAAAAATGGTGCAAAGATAGCCTTGCTTACTCTATAACCTTTCTTTTCAGCAGTTATTTTGAGTTGATTGTTTTACGACATCGTCTTTGTCGAGCGCCAATAAACTTTGATTACCCTGTCGAACACTATTTCGATCCCATTAATGAGTGTACTATCGGGGGAAACAATACACTCATTGGTGGAACCGGCCGGTACCGCCCCGGCGTCCAGAATATCTCCAATTATCGGTTTACGCTGTTTATATTATTTATACCTCTTCTTCAAATTCTGCATCAATAACATCATCACTAGATTCAGTCACCTCTTCCTGAGGTTGTTGTTGCATCATCGATTGTAGAGCATCCATCTTCATCTGAATATTCTCTCTATCATCGCCTTTAATACTCACCTTAAGATCTTCGATGATAGGTTTTAAATTGTCGTCATCCATATCTTCAGCTGTATTAATCAGCGCATCTGCTTGATTACGTACAGCTATTAGTTCAGTGTATTTTCTATCCTCCGCTTCATGTATCTTAGCGTCTTGTACCATCTGTTCAACCTCAGCATCACTTAACCCAGAAGAAGACTTAATGGTAATCGATTGCTCCACACCGGTATTATTATCCTTGGCAGTAACATTTAGAATACCGTTCGCATCAAGATCAAGACTTACCTCAATCTGTGGTTGACCCTTAGGTGCATTCGGAATACCGTCAAGATTAAATTGACCTAGAGATTTATTACCAGAAGCAACTTCACGTTCTCCCTGCAATACATGAACAGTTACAGAGGATTGATTGTCAGTAGCCGTTGAGAAGATTTGAGTGCCCGTGGTTGGGATTGTTGTATTCTTCTCAATGAGCTTGGTCATTACACCACCATTGGTTTCAATACCAAGACTTAAGGGGGTGACATCGAGTAGTAATACATCTTTTACTTCACCACTCAACACCCCGCCTTGAATGCCAGCACCCATGGCAACCGCTTCATCGGGGTTAACATCCTTCTTAGGTTCCTTACCAAACAACTTCTTAACAGTCTCCTGCACGAATGGCATACGAGTAGAACCACCGACAAGAATTACATCATCAACCTCGGTTAAGTCTGCATCCTTTAAAGCGGTTTTACATGGCCCTTCGCTCTTTTTAACCAAAGCACCAACCAATGACTCCAACTTAGCTCTAGTCATCTTAATTATAAGATGCTTAGGCCCAGATGCGTCTGCTGTGATGTATGGTAGATTAATTTCAGTCTGTGTATTACTACTTAATTCAATCTTGGCTTTTTCTGAAGCATCCTTTAGTCGTTGCAGTGCCATATTATCATTTCTTAAATCAAGGCCCATCTCTTTTTTAAATTCTTCCACCAGGTAGTCCATGATTAATATATCGAAATCTTCGCCACCGAGGAATGTATCACCATTGGTTGCCAATACTTCAAAGTGGTGTTCACCATCCACATCGCTCATTTCAATGATAGAAACATCGAATGTCCCACCACCTAAGTCAAATACGGCCACCGTTCTATCCCTCGATCCTTTATCCAAACCATAGGCTAATGCAGCGGCGGTTGGCTCATTAATGATACGGGCAATATTAAGACCTGCAATTTTACCTGCATCCTTTGTAGCCTGTCGTTGAGAATCATTAAAGTATGCCGGGACCGTTACAACAGCATCGGTAACCTTTTCACCGAGGTAATCCTCAGCAGTCTTCTTCATTTTAGTTAAGATTTTGGCTGAAATCTCCTGTGGTGATAGTTTCTCTCCCTTAACTTCAACCCAAGCATCACCATTGTCGGCTTTAACAATTTTATAGGGGACTAATTTAATATCTTTCTGCACCGCTTCATCTTCAAACTTTCTACCAATCAATCGCTTGATTGCATAAATTGTTGATTCTGGGGATGTTACACTCGACCTCTTGGCGGTGGCGCCGACACTGATCTCTTCGCCGTAGCCGACGATTGATGGGGTCGTTCTAGCACCCTCACTATTTTCAATAATCTTGACTGCACCATTTTCTAATATTGATACGCAAGAGTTAGTAGTACCTAAATCGATTCCAATTATACTCATATATTCTCCTTATTAAGCAAGTTATGATAGGTCCCGTAGCAACCTATCGTTCATTATTTATTCTACTTCTACTTCTAAACCTTTCTTTATAGACTTGGTTTTTAACCCGTCCGCAATAGCGGCATGAGTAAGAACTGCACGTAATTCTTTTCTTTCCTTACGTCTTTTTTTGGCCTTAGCCCTCTTTTTACTCAAAGTCTTTTTCTAGTCTCCATCTTACTATTTTTCATAAGATGATGTATGAATCTCCAAACTGGACACTCCTTTGTTCCAAAATTTACTTCCATAAATATTTACCTTTATTACTATTATAACATATTTATATTGAATTGTAAACATCCCTTCGTAAAAAAAAGGTGCAATTAAGCACCTTCTTATTAATTAATGGAGTTTTCTTAGAAACTTACATTAATCTCGGCAGTTGTTATACCATCGACATTTTCAGTCTTAGAGTGACCAAATGTCCAGATACCACGACTTAACTCACCTACGTAAGTCATCTTATCATTCTTATCAAAAGCTTTACCAGTAACAGTACCCAGTGTAGTATTCAATGAAGCCACAGCACCTTTAATAGTTGAATCTGTAGTAGCGTCTGAAACATCATCAAGAATACCGTCATCTTGAGTAACACCTGCAGTGTCTTCAATATCCATATAAACACCAGTTACTGCAACAGAAGTACCTTCAGTAATTGATACAGAAGCATCAGCTGAAATCGCTACATTAGTACCAATGGATGTCTTTTGGTATTCAGTAGTAGTACCGAAGCCAAAGAAGTCAGCAACAATGGTGATGAAACGATCAGTGTTAGATACATTTTGTACATTAACATCTAAACCAGCAATTTCGAGACCTGCATCAACTGTAGCGTTACCATCACCAGATGCTTGACCTACCGTTAGAGCAGCACCAGCAACTGAAGTTGATACTTCAAATTGATTAGTCACATCTCCACCTTTCTGCATTAAGCCAGAACCATTTTGGTTCTTGTAGTTACCACCTTTAAATGATAAACTTTCAAGGCCTGATTCAATAAATACTTGATTGGCGGTTACTGTTGAACCACCCGTTAAGTTTTCCATTAAGATAGTTACCGATGTATCACCATTACTACCAACCATTTTAAGGTCTAGGTCTTGTGTGTATGATGCAGCGCCTGGGTTACCGTCTTGTGCAATACCTTCATAGTCACCAGTAATAGACACTGATGCGATTGAGGCAGTTGTAGTTAAAGCAGCGATTGCTGCGATTAAGTTCTTATTCATTTTATTTTTCTCCGTTATAAAATTCTAAAATTGTGTCGATGATTTGATTTTTAGTCATTTTCTCATCGATTACTAATCCATATCCGCTTGCCAAATCAGTAAGTTTAGTCTTATTAATTCGCTTGAGTTTATATGGAGCCAATTGTTCTACCGATTTTTTAGTAGTTTTCTTGGTCTTTTTTACCACTGTCTTCACAGCAATTGGTTGACCGGCCTTCTTATCAAGTCCGAGTAATTTTGGTAGAGGGCAATACATTACCCATAAGTCGTATAGTTTTTTCATCTTATCCTTATCATTATACATATCTGAATTATTTCAAATATAATTATATTATAACATATTTATACAGCATTGTAAACAATAGATGAACATATTTATCGGAAATGATACATTATTTATTATATTTATCGGAAATGATACATATGCTAAAAGACACCCATATTACGCATTGTAAAGAGGCGGGGTGTCATATTAATTAGGGGGAGCACTCGATCGACTTTAGCCAATCCTTATCTCCCATTATGAAGTGGTTCGCAGTTTTAAGTTCTACTAAACTTTGAGCTATTACTTATTAAATAACTTATATAGTACTGCCGCTGCTACTAAGCCTACTAAGCCTTGAGCACCAAGTTGTGATACGATACCAGTAATTGTAGCGATGATGTCACCACCTACAAATGGAACCGTTCCACCGAAAATAACCTGTAATACGATTGCAAATGCAATTAGTGCTACACCAGTTTCTGTACCTGCTTTAATCCAAACATTGATTTTATCTAACATATTTCTTACCTCTTATTGTTTTAAAATAGTTTCACAACGTCCCGGTTGTTCTTACTAACGCACATTTATTGCACATTGTTCTTATTTATATTATTATTATAACATAAATATCACTATTTGTAAACACCTTGAATGTATAAATATATTAATATAATAGGAGATACAAATGATTACTTTATTAACCAGTATACTACCAATTGCACTAGGTTTCTTTGCTAAGCTTACAGCATTAAATTTCCAAGCTAAACAAGAAACACAGAAACTTCAAATGAAAGTTCTGATGGCAAGAGAGAAATCAATTGATTCAGCAAGATCTGCTGCAGAAAAAGAATCTCCAATGGCGGCTCTTAACAGACGCCTCATCATTTGGGTAATGCTATTCTTAATAGTAATATATGTAATGGCCCCACTATTCATGGATATTCCTACAGCAATTCCAATTGTTCAAGAGGGCTTTAGTTTTCTTGGGTTTCAAATAACGCCGGATGTTATTGAGTATGAGATGGTAAGAGGTCTTATTAAATATGATGAAGTGTTCGCGTGGACTTCACTTATTGTGGAAATGTACTTCGGCGCTTCAATGGCAAAAGGAAAATAGAATGGAATTATTAATCGATTATTGGCAGTTCACATTAGTGGGCGTTATTATTATTATGGCGGGTGCTGTAAATTACTTTGATAAAAGTGTTGATACAAGCATTACATTTACTCAAACGGGTATGCCAAACATGGAACCTATTGGAATCCCCACTAAAGG